GGTCACAGATCTTCGGTATTGCTTTTAGTAATAAGCGTTGGTTGCATTTCTTTATGCTCTTCGTTCCCGTCATGGGTCTCTGGACAAGTTCTATCGGTATTATTGGACTCGCTCTTAATCTACGTGCTTATGACTTTGTATCTCAAGAGATTCGTGCAGCAGAAGATCCAGAGTTTGAAACTTTCTATACCAAGAACATTCTCCTGAATGAAGGACTACGTGCATGGTTGGCACCAGTTGATCAACCCCATGAGTCATTCGTATTCCCTGAGGAAGTTCTTCCTAGAGGTAACGCATTGTGATTCAGTCTCTAGGATTCTTATTACTTCGTTTAGCGATAGGCACTATGCTTATCCATCATGGATATGAGAAACTAGAGAACATTGAAAACTTTGCGGATGCATTTGTACGACCATTGCATCTTCCATTCCCAATCGTCTCCTCATACTTCGCAGCATTCTCTGAGATTGTGGGGAGTTGGTTGGTTATCTTTGGACTCGGCACTCGTCTGGGTGCCTTGGCAATCCTAGGTACAATATCATTCGCAATTTATCATGCTCTAGTTACATCTGGATTTAACATCTACCTGTTAGAACTCTTAGTTCTTTACTGGGGAGGTGCAGCATGTATCGTCCTCAGTGGTCCTGGTAATTTCTCATTAGATCACCTCATAAAACGGAGACTCACAAATGATTAAAGCACTATACAGTATTATGTTTGCTGCTCTAATGTGGGTTCAAGTTCCACAATGGAGTGACGATTGGTCTAAGTGTTCGGTAGATGTACCAGACACAGCATGTCATTGGTATATCACTGCACCCGATAGCACCATGGGTGAAGGATTCAGTTGGGCGAATGCCCCCTGGTTCAGTGTCGAAGGTCTCCGTGATATTGGAGAACTTCATGACACAATGGCAACAATTCAAACTGCGAGCGAAGCATGAATCATTATCTAGTATTTGTTTATGGTGTATGCTTTGCTCTCATTGGGGGTGCTGCATTCGCAATGATGTGGGCAAATATCATGTCACTTGATATGAAACCCAAACCAGTTCGCCAAAAACATCCTGAAGCACCTGAACCAGGTGAAGAGGTGATGTATGTTGATTTGTCTAGAGAAAAATTAGAGAAATTATATGACGACAAGTAAAGGATGTTGCGGCGCTGGTTGTCCTGATTGTCCTTTCAGACCCCCTTCAAGAGGGGGGTCTTTTTTTACGTCACGAAGTCATGACGTAAGCAGGTATAAAGATTTGATGATATAATAGATAGAGTAGTTGCATGAACTATAATGAAGTTTATTAGCGCAGTTATCGTTGCTACAATTTCGGCAATGATTATATTTTTACCTGGGATTGCATACGCCGTAGACGTAACAATGGGTTCCAATGGAAATCTTGTATTCAGTCCAGATAATATTAGTATTACTGCTGGTGAAACAGTTCATTTCGTAAACGGAATGTTGCCCCCACATAATATTATTGTTGAGGGTAGAGTAGATCTTTCTAGAGAATCATTGATGTTTACTCCTGGAGAATCGCAAGATATTATCTTTGCTGATGCAGGAGACTATGATTTCTTTTGTGGTCCTCATCAGGGGGCTGGCATGATTGGACATCTTCATGTAGAATAATGAAATATACGCACAACTATATGAAAATCTTTCTTGATACTGCGGACACAGAAATTATTAACGAATACTTTAAGACGGGACTAATTGATGGTGTCACAACTAATCCTTCACTTATCTTAAAGAGTGGTCGTAATCCTGAAGAAGTATACCAAGAGATCAAAGATATTGGTATCAAAGATATCAGCATGGAGGTAATGGGTACTGAGGGTGAGATGTATTGTGAAGGCAAACGTCTCTATGAAAAATTTGGAGAAGTTGCTACAATTAAAGTTCCTTGTACAAGAGAAGGTCTTGCAGTATGTAAGTCTCTATCCGATCAGAATATCAAAGTCAACGTTACGCTTATCTTCTGTGCTTCTCAAGCAGTCCTAGCAGCAAAGGCAGGGGCAACATACGTTTCTCCCTTTGTAGGACGCTTAGATGACCAGTCAGTAGCAGGTCTGGAGGTTGTCAGAAGCATCTCCGAGTTGTATCGTATTCATGGTGTTAGAACACAAGTTCTTTCTGCATCAATCCGTAATGTGCAACGTGCTATTAGATCCTGGTACAATGGAGCACAGATTTGTACGATGCCACCTAAGGTATTTGACCAGATGTATGACCACATCCTTACAGATAAAGGTATGGAAATTTTTGAAAATGATTGGAAAGGAGTATTGAAATGACTTTTACAGTATATTCTAGAGATGGTTGCCCTTATTGTGATAAGGTTCAACAGGTATTAGAACTTGCAGAAATCAAGCATGTGATATATAAACTTAACAGGGACTTCACCCGTAATGAATTCTATGATAAATTTGGAACAGGATCTACCTTTCCAAGAGTTGTCAAAGATGATATGATAATTGGTGGATGCACTGAAACTGTTAAGTATCTAAGGGAACAGAAATTGGTCTAATGGAAACAAACCTCAACGACATCTATGATCTTATTGAACATGCAATTGATTATGCCTTTGAGGGTAAAATAAATTTAAAATTTTACGATTACTTAAGAGCAAATAAAGTCAAGAAACATGAGATAGATTTGTTTATTGATAGTTCTACGGTTCTTGAACTGAATGATATTATTAAAGATCTAGATGAATATGTTGAAGGAGGTGCTGACAATCAACATAAACAATTGCGAGAAGCATATGGACATATTCCTAAACCTCAAGCAAGAAAAATAAAAGTTTATTTGTATGGCATCCTAGAGGATGCATGGAGGTATAGTCATGAACGACGACCTGGACGAAGAAAAAAACAATCTAAATAATCAAGAAACCCACATTAATCGTGGGGTAGAGTTATTACTAAGAAATAGGAGGAGTAAACCAGATCCGCCAAAAACTTTTCAGATAAAGTTTGGAAATATGGTCTCCCTTTTTAGAAGAGAGATTGTTTTTCACTTAAACTTCTATCTGGACATCAGAAAGAAATAATCTCTGGAGTAAAAAACATGTTAGCAGTAGCACTTACAATTGGAACTCTTGTTTCAATTATGTTCTTTTTTGTAGGAGGTGTGGTAGGATGGTTAGCAAGAGAGAATACATGGGTAAATCAACCAGTTTATACTCATCCAGAGATGTTTGATGAAAACGGAAATGTATTACCTGACGAAATTTTAGCAGTACGATTTGAAAATAGCTATGACGAACTCGACCAAGAAGACGACGACTAAGGAGAAAGCAAAACTCCCACCCAATCCATTCATTCATGAAATCCTTGATCTTGCTAGTAAGCAAAGGAGCAAAGTAAAAAAAGTTGAGATTCTTCAAGAGTATGGTAATCCTGCACTGAAGAGTCTTCTCATCTGGAACTTTGATGACACTGTAGTTTCTGTAGTTCCTCCTGGAGAGGTTCCTTACAAGGCAAATGAAGTTCCTGTTGGAACAGATCATACATCGCTTCGTAAAGAGTATAAGCATCTCTTTAACTTTGTAAAGGGTGGCAATGACAGTCTCACTTCTCTCCGCAGAGAGACTATGTTTATCCAAATGCTTGAGGGTCTACACCCCGAGGAGGCATCAATCCTTTGCCTTGTAAAAGACAAAGCATTACAAACTAAATATAAGTTAACATACGAAGTTATTAAAGAAGCTTATCCCGACATCAACTGGGGAGGACGTTCATGAGTAGTGTTGCTGTAGAACACCAGGAAAAAGAAATGGCAGAGTATGGATCAGAGGAAAACCAAATCAATCCATCTGATTATGAGTGTCAGATTCTGTTGGAAAAAACAACTTTAGATGTAGCAAACGATAAGACATTTCCAACAGATGCTAGACTAATCTGGTACATCGTTGACGGAAAGGAATGTGTTGATCTTACCCGTTGTGGTAAAGTATCAAAGATGTTTGATATGTATTATGATCGATATGGAAAAGGTTCTGTTCAAAGAATTGACTTTGGATATGGAACAGTTAACCCTAAACTTTGGGGACAAAAACCAAAGAAAGAAAAGAAAAGAAAATGAGTGATGGTTTCAAGGGGTTTGCTAAACCTGGAAAGGACAAAGAGTTCACCCTTAATATTAACGGAAAGCAAGTTCAGAAAATTATTAGAGAGTATAAGAAACTGAAGAAGTACCAAAAGTCCTCTATGTTTGAACTAGAAAAACTATCTGGGCAAGAAACTCAGATAGACAAACTAGTTGATGAATATGGAATTGATTCAGAGGCAATAGAATAAATATACTAGCAGGTAAACACGTATGCTTTCTACCCAATATAGGTTGCGACTTGAAGCAATCTGCGAGAAGATAATTCTTAATGAAGAAGTAAGTCTAGATGATATGATTTGGGCAAACAAATTAGCAAAGTCTAATCAAAGTGCATCATCAATACTAAGGAAAGCACGTAGGCAAGCAAGAAATCCTGACATGGGAGAGGGTGGTCTTGATGATTTTATGAACCAGATGGACCTTGGGGACCCTGATCCATCTAATTATTCATCAGGGTTCGGTAGTGCCGATGACATTGCAGACTGGTTCTCTCACGAAAAAACTGATGACTGGAGGCAACGTGACTGAAAAAGAAATACCATGGGGGAAGTTGCATGAAATTGCTAAAGACCTGGATGGGGAACTTAAAAAACTCTACATTAAAGATAGTTCTGGTAGAGAATACAAAAGAATTGTAATTGAATATGAGGAGGATAAAAAATGCAACCAATAATTTATTCTAACAGGAGTCAAGAATGTGAAAGGGCAGAGAGTCTCCTTAAAAGTGTCCAGTTTGATGATTCTATAAGTGTAAGAGTCTTTGTTTTAGATGATGACTTTACCAGTAATCAGTTTCATGCCGAGTTTGGTGCTGATGCAGAGTATCCTCAAATTGCAATTGGACTAGAACACCGTGGAACCTTAAAAGAAACTCTTAAGTATATGAGTGACAAAGGTATGCTTCTTTAGAAATAATAAAATGTTCGTGTTGATACGAAGACACTTGACTAAATAGAATATGAGGTCTATAATAGACCTATCGTTCATCCGAGAGATCGGACGCAAGTAAGTCGCGCAACGGAGCGTTGATCCCATGATTGAATTTCTATTCTATTCATCACTCACATGCCAACAAGCTGATACAATCATGCTGAAGATGAAAGCAAATGAGAATCTCTCAAATGCTTTTAAGGTAGAGTTGATAGAGACCGTAAAGGAATCTACCCCTGAGTGTATCTGGGACGCACACGACTGAAGGAACGGGGATTAAAACCCTCTATTACTTTAGGAGTACCTACAATGAACACACTAAACATGATCAAGAAGCAGATCAACAAAGCATCTGCAGTTCACAACGCACAGATTACCCACACCTCATATCGTGGTGTTGAGTATTCTACTCGTTGTGTAGAAAGCAAAGAGTCTCACGGGACTTTCTGCTATCGTGGACGCACTTACACCAAGTGATTGTCAAATCAATTGAATAGTGTTAAGATGGGAGGGAAACCTCCCATTTTTTATGGAAAGAGATAAACTAAAACTGATAGTAAAGAATCTAAAACTGCTGGTTAATGCTCTAGAGTCTGAAGTATACTCTGATGTAGATGTATACACGACCAAACAAGAAAATTTTGATGATCCTGCTTCCAACTACATATTAGATTATGACGAAGTTTTTGAGGACGACGATGGATAAGATAGATACGCAGGGGATGAGTTTACCTAGTGATGGTAAATCAAAATCAAAGAGATCCTATCCACCACTGGTGATACCAAAACGAAATGTCTTTACTGATTTAGAAAGACAAGAACTAAAGGACATTATTAACGAGACACTTGATGAACGAGAACAACGTAAATCTAATCAGCGTAACTCCTGATGCAGAGAAGCACATGGCATACTGTGCCCGTGTGTCAAACCCTAATAACCAGGAGAATGAGAAGTTCTCTGGATTGTTGAAGTATTGTGTGAAGCATCAACACTGGAGTATCTTTGAGCAAGCATATATGACTCTGGAGTTGAATACTACTAGAGGAATTGCGGCTCAAGTGCTTCGACATCGTTCATTTACCTATCAGGAATTCTCACAACGCTATGCTGATTCTTCCTTACTCGCGGAGGAGATCCCTCTACCTGAACTACGCAGACAAGACACCAAGAATCGTCAGAATTCTATTGATGATATTGATGCGTTTACCCGCCAAGAGTTCCAAATCAAAATGCAAAAACACTTTGAAGCAGGAATGAAACTCTACAAAGAAATGCTTGATGCGTCGATTGCAAAGGAGTGTGCTCGTTTTGTGCTTCCCCTCGCTGTAGGGACAAAAATCTACATGACGGGATCAGTTCGTTCATGGATCCATTATATCGATTTGCGTTCTGCAAATGGCACACAGAAGGAACATATGGATCTTGCACTAGGTGCAAAGAGAATCTTCTGTGAACAATTCCCTGCTGTTGCTGAAGCAATGGAATGGGTTTCATAAATATTTACACCAATAATTGAGCTATGCCAACATACCCCGTTATTAATTTAGAAACAAAAGAAAAGAAAGAACTTAATATGTCTATGAAGGCATATTCAGAGTGGAAAGATGAGAATCCAGGATGGGATAGGGACTGGTCGGAAGGATGTGCAGGACAGTCTACTGAGTTTAAGTGGACTGGTGAGGCCAAATCCAATGGATGGAATGAAGTCTTGGATCGTGCATCTAAACAACCTGGTGCCAACGTAAGTAAAAACCGGTACTACGGTTAATCCTCCTAATCTTTTATAGCGTATGACCTCAAAAAGAAAGTCTCAAATACCAGTAGTCCCATTCGGGATGAGCAACAAAAATATGAAAAGAAAAAAACCAATCAATTCAGACTTGATGAAACCCATCGAGGCACTGACAGAAAATCAACAAGAACTTTTCCGTTGTTATAAGAATGATCAAAACATTGTTGCCTATGGTTGTGCGGGTACTGGAAAGACCTTTGTAACCCTCTACAATGCTCTTAGAGATGTTCTTGACCCTAAGACACCTTACGAGAAGATCTATATTGTCAGGTCTCTTGTAGCAACCAGAGAGATTGGATTCTTACCTGGGGATCATGAGGATAAGTCTTCTCTTTACCAAATTCCTTATAAGAATATGGTGAAGTATATGTTTGAGATGCCTACTGATACAGACTTTGAAATGCTGTATGGTAACTTAAAATCACAAGGGACGATTAGTTTCTGGTCTACGTCTTTCATTCGTGGTACTACCCTTGATAATGCTGTCATTATCGTTGATGAATTTCAGAACTTGAATTTCCATGAACTTGATAGTATAATTACAAGGATAGGAGAGAACAGCAAGATTATGTTCTGTGGTGATGCTACTCAATCTGATCTTGTAAAGTCTTCTGAGAAGACTGGTATTGCTGACTTCATGAGAGTACTTAGAGTTATGCCCTCAGTTGACATCATTGAATTTGGTGTTGAAGATATTGTTAGGTCTGGACTCTGTAAAGAATACTTAATTGCTAAAATGGATTTGAATTTATGATTTTTGAGCATTGTAATTATCTCGGTGACCTTGAACTAAACAAGAAAGAAACAAATGGCATCCGTCTCTACAACCTTCCAAGTGGAGATTGGGTGCCTTCTATTACATCGGTAACTTCTTTTTATAACCGACAGATCTTTGTCAAGTGGCGTAAGCGAGTTGGTGTTGAAGAAGCAAATCGTATTACTAAAAAAGCAACTGCCCGTGGAACAGACTTCCATGAAGCAGTTGAAGTTTACATGAGGAATAAAGAAATCAATTGGGATGACTTTAAACCTCTCACAAGGTATATGTTTCATCATGCCCTACCATATCTGGATAAGATAAATAATATACACGCTATAGAAAGGACCCTCTATTCTGAGTATCTTGGATTAGCTGGTCGCGTTGACTGTATCGGAGAGTACGAAGGCGAACTCGCAGTCATCGATTTTAAAACATCCGAAAAGATTAAACCAGAAGAGTGGTTGGAAAACTACTTCGTTCAGGAAACTTTCTATGCTGCTGCTTACTATGAGTTGACTGGTATCCCCGTAAAGAAACTCATTACCATTATGGTTACACCTGGTGGTGAGGTTAAAGTATTTGACAAAAGGAACAAAGGGGATTATATTAAGTTATTAGTTCGATATATTAAAGAATTTGTATCTCACAATCTTAGGACAGAGAATGGAGAATGAACTAGAAAAAGTATTAGAAAGTAAATTCTTTTGCCCCTCTCGTTTCGCACAAGAGATCGAATCTCTTGTAATACAGAACTCAGGAATGAGTTACATTGATGCTATTATTCACTTCTGTGAGAATAATAGTATTGATTTAGAATCAGTTCCAAAACTGATTCCCAAACCTTTGAAAGACAAAATAAAAGCAGAGGCAATGGAACTTAACTTCTTAAAGAGAAGTTCCCGTGCAAAATTGCCTATTTGATTCCATTTTTGCCGGAAAAAATTTCTGGCAAAAATTTGACCCTATTACTTTTTCATGATGCCTTTTGATGCCTACAAGCAATACCTCTCGCTGAAGAATCACTTCACGAAAGAGAAGTATGACTACCATAAGTATTGTGGAAAGAGTCGTGCAACTGTACAATCTTTCTATAAAAGGAAAGATAGGTTCTGGTTTGAAAAACTTTCTAGAAATAAAGATGATAAAGAAGTAATAGAGTTCTTCATATCTAACTTTATCACCTGCACTGATCCAAGTAAACTTTGGATAGGAGAGATGATACGTGAAGGTGAAAGTAGATATACTTTGTGGAAAAAGAGAACTCAATCGCTCTCATATCTTTTTAAGGAAGAAACAGAGTCTATCTTTTCCGATGGTAACTTTGATAATATGTTTTCCCTGGAAGGATCTAGTCATCCACAAATTCTTAAAGAATATCTAAAAGATAATATATCAATTGAAACCTTTGTAATTCTTGATAGAATTCTAGGATTCACAAAAGATTGGGATAGTAAATTATCCGATCCAGTATGGGAAACCGTCAGTATGAGAATGAAAAAGTATTCTCCATTCCTAAATATTGAGGTATCTCGTTATAAAAAAATTCTTAAACAGGTTGTATTAAGGTAATGAGTTTTTTCGATTCTGATGTAGTCCGTGCAGAAATGGCGGAAATAAGTGAGTTGCAAGAAGACGTTTATCTTAACGTCTTTAACTTCCCCTCTATGAATAAGGAAGAAAAAAAGTTCCATGTTAGTATGATGGAAAAACTTCTTGATAAACAAAGAATTCTTTATGCTCGTCTGAGTTTATCAGATGATCCTGAAGCAAAAATTATGAAAGAAAGAATCGTTGATTCTGCAAAGATGATGGGTCTCCCGCCCAATGTTGATATGCAGACAATCTTTACCAATATGTCTAAAATGCTAGACGTGATGAAGGAAAAGATTGACGAAGACGGTTCTGACGTGTAGAATACTGAGGTACACACAAGCCAAATACGTACAAACAAAACGAATCCTATGTCTTTCGCAAATCTTAAAAAGCAATCTTCTCTCGGATCTCTGACCTCTAAACTGGTCAAAGAAGTTGAGAAGATGAACAATACCAGCAGCGGTGGCGATGACCGTCTCTGGAAACCTGAAATGGACAAGACTGGCAACGGTTATGCAGTCATCCGTTTCCTCCCTGCCCCTAACGAAGAAGAACTTCCTTGGGCGAAGATGTACTCCCATGCCTTCCAAGGTCCTGGTGGTTGGTACATCGAGAACTCTCTGACTACAAACGGTGGCAAAGACCCTGTATCAGAGCACAACCGTGAGCTCTGGAATAGTGGTCTTGATTCTGATAAGGACACTGTTCGTAAGCAGAAGCGTAAACTGTCCTACTATGCCAACATCTATGTGGTTCAGGACAAGGCAAACCCTCAGAACGAAGGTCGTGTCTTCCTGTATAAGTTCGGCAAGAAGATCTTTGATAAGATCATGGAAGCAATGCAACCTGAGTATGAAGATGAAACTGCCATCAATCCTTTTGACTTCTGGCAGGGTGCTAACTTCAAACTGAAACTGAAGAAGGTTGCAGGTTACTGGAACTATGATTCATCTGAGTTTGCAGCATCCTCTCCTCTGCTAGATGATGACGATGCTTTGGAAGCACTGTGGAAGAAGCAGTATTCGTTGACTGCTTTGACTTCTGCTGACCAATTCAAGTCATACGAAGATCTAGACAAGCGTCTGAAGATGGTGCTTGGTGCCAAACCACCTGCCCGTCGTTATGATGAAGAACTGGAAAATGAGAGTGAAGGTCGTGGATCTTTCTCTCCTAACTTTGAATCAAGCAAGCCTCCTGCTGCTGACTTCAATGCACCTGACATCACTCCAACAAAGTCTGCTGACTCTGATGAAGATGATGCTCTGTCCTACTTCCAGAAACTTGCTGAAGAGTGATGAGATATAATCAGTTGTGCTTAACCTTATTGGTTATCGCAGCATATATTAATCTACTGAAATAATCTAATATTATCCCCACGCTTCATGGATTCAGTCACATACTGACTGGATCCTTTTTTGTATGTCATAATAATCTCTAGGTCATCAAGAGCAATATTTAAATACCTTCCTTTCAGAACCCAAATATTTCTTCTTTCTGTTTGAATATCATTTTCGTAATCAAGATTAGTTACTTCTTTTACTGGATTGGTTGAGTATGCAGTAGAGTTATCTTGATATTTGAAATTAAAATCGGAAGGAACGTTAAGACCTCCCTTTAGAACAGCCACTCCAGTACTATCTCTTATCTCAATAGTTTCATAATGGTGAGTGTCATTAATTTTATCGTAAGTTCCATACTTATCTAATAAGTATTGATCAAAATTATATTGAGTCATTGGCCATTCTGTTTGAATGTTAATGATATTATTTGCTGCTAAAACTAACCAATCAAGATCAGATTCGCCATATACTTTAAATGCAACGTTGTCAGGTCTATCATCACCTTCAACTTGATACTTGGTGAACACCGTCAGGTCTTGAAATAGATCTTCTCTAAGACTACCCTTTTTAAATAAATTTTTTACTGGAATATAATCTGATATGTTAGCATCGGGAAGTCTGCTAACATAATCGAGATTAGGAACTTTGTTGAAGTAATTTGACATTTTAGAAACCTATTTCTGCTGGGACTCCTTTGACACCACTACTTCCATCTTTATCATAGTCATCATTAAATACTGGTTCAAGTTCTTTCATCTGCATTGATATTTTATATGCAGTCATAAAACCATCTTTAAGTGTTGAATAATTTGCTTGAGGAGTGTAATCAACACTGAAGTTTGTCATCGCACACTCTTTCATCTTTCCTATGTAGGGGTGATCTGTGCTTCCGTCACCATTAAGAACATAATGAACTTGGAATACATTTGGAGATAGTAAAAATAGATTTGATTCTGATCTAATTGCTGCCATCCCCTGCTTAAAAAATCTAATAATTTTAACAACTTCTTCTGCTTCTTTCTGACTTCTAGGTATGAGGTCAAAACTAAATTGAAATCCTCTAAGAACAGGTTTATCAAATAATAATTCAAGGTTAGGATTAAAAATCAGACCAGTTGATCTGGTCATTAAATTTTTAACTCCAACTGCTTTACCAGCAAAAGTTTCTTGGATTGCTTTTTTCACTACATCAGAATTATTTCCCAATCTTCCTACAATTGCTTCTGCCGCAGATCCGGGACTTTCACCACTAGCTCCTGTGAATGCTCTTGCTAAAGCTCCTGCTTGAATTGCCACCTCATCCATCGGATTGCCTGCCCAATCGCAACCATTTTCATCTTTGATACCACCTGGTATGGGCAAACTTACGGATCCGAGTATAGTTCTACCGGGTGGTGTTCCGTTTGGTCCTACTCTTGCACGATCA